TCACTGAGGACATGGCCCACGACCTGCTACCGGCCGTCCAGACGTACTACGAGAAGGCAGCCGACTCGTTCATCACCCGCCTCGGCCTGACCGATGCAGCGTGGTCGCTGGTGCAACCGAAGATCGCCGAGGCCGCTCAAGCCGCATCGCTGAAGTTCGCCGCTTCCACCAACCGGACGACTTCCCTGGAACTCACCGAGGCCCGTGACCAGCTTCGGGACCAGCTTGCCGAGGGACTGTCACAGGCCGAATACGTTGACCAACTCCGGCAGCGGGTGCAGACCGTGTTCACCCGAGCGAGCGACGAGCGGGCCTACCTGATTGCGGATACCGAACGGACACGGGCGATTTCTGCGGCCGAAGTGTCCACGGCGAAGGCAGCCGGGATCACCACGAAGTCGTGGTTGGCGGATTCGATGGCGTGCCCCATCTGCACCGGACTGGACGGGGTGACGGTGCCGATGGACGAGCCATTCATCGTGGACCCCCGCCGGGGCGACTACGCCGTGACGGCCCATCCTCCGGCCCATCCTCAATGTCGTTGCTCACTGACCTACGACGTTGGTGCATAGATAAAAGTATGAAGTTTCCGAATCTTGTTGAGTGTGCCTCGGTCCCGTGCTGGCTGCCCGAGGACGTGGCCCGAGAAGTCGATGAAGTCGTGAAGGGGTTGCCGAAGGACTCGGCCTACGCCTACCGTCGCAAATCGGTGGCCGAGTTCAAGGGGATCGAGCCGTCGGAACGGACGGACGTGAGCTACATCACCGTGCAGTCCGTGGACTCGGTTGGCGACTTCGTTTCGCTCGACGGCGTGGACACGGCCAATTACGACAAGCACAAGACCGTGTTTTTCGAGCATGACCGGGAGCGGATCGCAGGCAAAAACCTGTGGCTCAAGGCCGACGGGCGGGGCATTCTCGCAAAAACGTACTACCCGGCCCGGCCCGAGAAGTTTGACGGCGAATGGCTGCCCGAGAGGATTTGGGGACTCGTCTCATGTGACCCGCCCTTGCTCGTCGGGAAGTCGGTCGGATTCCTCCCCCTGGAGATCGAAGAACCCGACGCCGAGTTGCGGAAGTCCGGCTGCCAGATGGTGATTAAGAAATCCTTGCTCATGGAGTACAGTTGCGTCTCCGTTCCGGCGAACCCGGACACGATCATCCAGAGCATCCAGAAGAACCTCGACCTGGAGTTGCTGGGCATCCGCCTCGGCAAGCCCGTCGGCATGACGAAAAAGAAGACGAAGAAGATCGTCCCGATTGATCGTACGGCCGAATTCCTGGCGGCAATCGACGCTTACCAGCCCGACCCGGACAAGTTGGCCGAGGCCGTGCTGAACGCCATGAAGAACAGGGGGCGGGTGTAATGGCCGGAACGTACTCCACCACGATCATCACGGGCGAGACGTTCGGCCGGGTCATCACTTGGCAGGACTCTTCGGGGAGTCCGTACGATTTGACCGGGTTCTCGGCGAGGATGCAACTCCGCACCAAGTCCGGGGGCACGCTGGTCAAGGAACTGAACACAACCTCCGGTGGGATCGTCCTCGGCGGATCGGCGGGCACGATCACGGTGTCGATCAGTGCGGCCGACACGGCGGCACTGACCCCGCAGGACATGGTGTACGACTTGTTCGTCACGTCCGGGTCCGGCATTGTCACCCGGTTGCTCGTCGGCAGCATCCCCGTTGTGAAAAGCGTCACTCAGTAACAGCGGCCTTCCGCTTCTTCGGCCGGGGTTCGTCCCCGGCCGTTCTCATTTCGTCCGCCATGTCGTTCGACACCGGCAGCGTGAAGGACAGCATGGTCGTGTCCGTCATCACTTCGCCGACGACGGTTGAGTAGGCGTAGATCGGGTGGTGGGCGACCCGGTGGACCCGCACGTCGTTGACCGCAAGTCCCAGACCCTCAAACAGTTTCTTAATTTTGACATCCATGTGCGTATCTATGGTGTTCGGCCCACTGTTTAGTCCGTGGAAGCGAGCGACCCGTTAGGACCGGATGTCTGGAGGCGTGGCGTGAGCCGAGGATGGGGAACACGGCAGATGAGGATTGATTGATTGCACACACACAATGTCTGATTTGATTACCAAAGCCGTCGTGTCCTACGTCGTGGAACGGGACATCGGTCCGCTAAAGGAAGGCGAAGTTTACCAACTCGATGCGGAATCCGCCGCCCCGCTACTCGCAGCCAAAGTCATCCGTGAGGCGTCCGACGAGGAAGTCAACGGGGGCGAGGAAGAAGTCGCCGAGGAAGCCCCGGAGTACGTCGAGGCCGCAGCCCAGAAGCTCGCCACCAAGAACGCCGAGGCACTGGAAAAGGCCGCTCTGCTCATCGCCGAGAAGTTGAACAAGCCCGCCGCCCCGGCCCTCCCGAAGATCACCGTCCGGGACAACGTAGACCCGACCTTCGGGTACAAGTCGTTCGGCGAATTCGCCATGTTGCAGGTCAAGAAGGCCCACGGCGACTTCGACGCAACCCGAGTCGTGTCCGAACGGGAGAAGAAGTACGTTACCAAAGGGTACTTGGGTCTGGCCGGTGGTCCGACCGTGACCAGCACGGACGGCGGCAACTTGGTACCGCCGTCCTACGCCGACCAGTTGTTCAACCGGGTGAAGAACGTCACGAACCTGACGGACTTCACGACCGACGAGAAGTTCTCGGGGAACACCCTGGAAGTGCCCGTCTACAACGACACCAGCCCGTCGAACGGCGTGATTTCGTACTGGACGTCGGAAGGGAACAGCACGTCGGACAGCAAGCCGAACTTCTCGACCGTCGAAATCAAGCTGAACAACCTCGTGACACTGGTCAACGTCTCCGACTACCTGCTCGAAGACAACGCCTACGCCCTGGAGTCGTTCCTGAACGAGATCGCTCCCCGGAAAATGATCTTTGAACTCAACAAGCATGTTCTTTACGGCACGGGGAACGGGGCGAACGTGATCTCCAACGCTGCGACCGTCGCCGTGACCCGGAACACGGCCAGCCACATCTACTTCCAAGACATCATCGGCATGTACCGGGTGATGAGCGAGTGGAACCTGGACAACGCCAAGTGGTACGTCAGCCCGAGTATCATGAACGAGTTGATGGCGATGGCGTTTCCGTCCTCGTCGGGCACGTTCCCGATCTTCCAGCCGACCGGCGTAGCGGGCGGGTATCCGTCGGCTCAGTACCCGGTCCTCGGGACGCTCTACGGCAAGGAAGTCGTCCTCTGCTCGAACATGCAGCCGTTGGGGAATAAGGGCGACATTCTCTTCGGCGACCTGACGGCCGTCTCGAAGATTCAGAAGGCCGTGGACGGGAAGATGACGCCGTTCCTGTTCTTCGACAAGGTGCTGTCCACCTTCCGGTTCATCATCCGTATCGGCACCGGCAGCCGGTGGGTATCCACCTGGACTCGGCCCGACGGCGTGGCCGTCAGCCCGTTCGTCGTGCTGACCGGCAACTCGGTTGTCCCGAACTAAGGTTCGTGGAGGACGGACTTAGTGAAGCGGCCCGGAGTAATCCGGGCCGTTCTCTTTTGTGCCACGGTGAACCAGATCACCGCCCGGCTGACTACATACTCCCATGCAGCCCTTTGTCGAAATAGCCCGAGCGAAGGAACTCCGGCCGCTCTCGGCCCTGGACGACGTGACACTGACGCACGTTCTGGAGGCGGCGTGTTCGGCCGTGCAGAACTACACGAACCGGACGTTCGTCACGGCCACCTACGACGAGATGTACCAGGGGACGAATTCCCGAAGTTTGTTCCTGAATCAGTTCCCCGTGCAGTCGGTCCAGGCCGTGCGTTACGGGCGGCAGAATGCCATTCAGATCACGAACAGCACGCAGTACGTCCAGTCCGCCGCCGTGGAAGCGACCGACACGGCCCTCGTCCTGACCTTCACCAACAGCAACACGACGACCCCGACCACGCTTGCCTACGCCACCTACCCGACGATTGGACAACTCGGGGCAGCGGTCAACGCCCTGGGGAACGGCTGGTCGGCCGTGGTGAGCAACGCTTTTACGTCCTGGTCGTCGGCGGACTTGGCGGCGTACAAGGGGACGAAGTTCGCCCGGACGGTGCAGGCGATCTACGCCGTTCACTACTGGTCCCTGTCGGACTACTTCCTGAACAACCCGAATAACGGCGAACTCGTGGTCAACTCCGGGTGGTTCGGCTCGGTCCAAGCGTTCCGCATTCAATACACGGCGGGTTTTGACACGATCCCGGACGAGATCACGCAGGCGACGTGCGAACTTGCCGCAGCGACGTATCAGGCCGGGAAGTCGGACCCGAACTTGGTGAGTGAATCCCTCGGGAACTACTCGTACACGAGAGCGGCGACGAAATCCCTGGCCGACCTGTCGATCACAGCCCGCCAAACCCTCGACTACTACCGCCGTCCTCGGGTGCCGTTCTTCGTGGCAGGGGGCGCATGATCGACGGGTTGATGTTTTCGGCCGTGGACTGGTATCGACCGAACATGGCAAAGGACGGAGCGAACGCCGAGTATCAGACGGGAACCTCGCTCGTGCAACGCTCCGTCCCGGTGAACATTCAGCCCGAGGCGAGCGAAGAAATCATCCTCGGCGACTTCAACCAGCGGACGATGCGGACCACGCACACCGTCTACACCACGGCAACGGGATTCCAGCGGGACGACCGACTGTTGATTAACGGGCGGACGTTGTACGTCCTCGGCAGCCGGGATTTGATTTCCCTCGGCCGGGTGACGGCGTTGACGTGCGAGGAATTTACCGGAGCAGACCCCCGAGTATGACGCCGACCGACCGACTGAAACAGCAACTCGGGGACCGGCTCGACCGCTGCGGGTTCCTGCTCGTCTCGGAGATCAGACGGAACCTGAACCGGGCACAGCCGTACACCCGGTACGGGTCCGGCAAGCAGTATTACCGGGGACTCGACCCGAGCAAGCCGGGCGAGTACCCGAGGAAGTTGTCCGGGCAGTTGTTGAAAAGCATCGCTCATTCCGTGGACCGGAGCAACCTCGTCCTCACTGTGGGCACCGGGATCAAGTACGGGAAGTTCTTGGAACTCGGGACGAAGAAAATGGCGGCTCGGCCGTGGCTGTTCAGAACATACCACGTCATCAAGCAGCGAATAATCAACGTCCTCCGTGGAGCGTAATGACCTTACCGACATCGCTAACCGACATCACCGCCTATATCAACGGACTCGGCTCGTTCCCGGTCAACCGCACGTCCCAGGTCTTCTACGGCACCAGTAACGCCACGGGGAACGCCTACGTCGTGTTCGCCGATTTTCAGGTACTTTCGACCGACTGGACGACGGGCGGGCC